ACCCACGACGCCGACGCCGTTCTCAGCACCGTCATCGGCCTCCACGTGGCCGACGTGAAGCCTGCCAAGACCCTCCAGCTATTCGCCTAGATGGTGTCAAGCGACGCTTGACACCGTTTCGGGGTCTGGAGCGGTCGCCAATGGCGAGCAAGTTGAGCGCAGCGACAAGGCCGGATACGACTGGCGTGCTACATCGCCCCCGACGATGGTGCCTGTTCGACAGACAGCACCACTCAGGAGGGCAAGCATGCGTTTCGGCCTCAAGGTCCGCACCGCCCCGGCCCCCGAGATCCTCCCGCCGGCCCGCAAGGCCACCACCGGCACCGTCTCCACTGATGAAGCGATTGGGATGCCGGGCACCTTCCGCGCCATGCAGATCCTGGCCACCGCCGCCTCTCAGTGCACCATCGACGTCGAGCGTGGCGGCGCCCGGATCGACACGCCAAGCATCATCCGCAAGCCCTGCCTCGGCATGACCCGCGCCGATTGGGTCGAGCAGTTCATCCTCAGCCTCGCCTCGGACGGCAACGCGTTCATGCGCAAGGTGACCGTCAACGGCGAGGTCGTCGACCTGCCGCTCCTGCCGCCGCGCGAGGTGCACGTCGGCCGCGACGAGAACGACCGGATCTACTACGACTACCGGGGCAAGCGCTACTACTCCGACGAGGTCACCCACGTCGGCCTCCTCAAGCTCCCCGGCCAGCTCCGCGCCCTCGGCCCGATCCAAGCCGCCCGCTCCGGCCTGACGTTCTCCCGCGACCTCCGCGAGCACATCTCGCGTTGGTTCGACGACACCGGCGAGGACGCCGGCTACCTCAAGAGTGACCAGTCGCTCACCGGCGAGGACGCCAAGCGCTACCGCCGTGCGTGGAACGGCCTGGACCCCGACACCGGCGCCCGCATCGACAACACCGACAACCCGCGCCGCGTCAAGGTCATGGGCAAGGGCCTGGAGTACAAGTCCACCCTGCTCAGCCCCGAGGACGCGCTGTGGCTGGAGGCCCAGAACTGGAACCTCCGCGAGACGGCCGTCGTGATGGGCATGCCGACGACGCTCATGCTCGTCGGCTACGACGGCGCGAGCAAGACCTACCAGAACTCCGATGCCGAGTGGCTCGCGTTCGTCCGGTTCACCCTCATGTGGTACCTCGGCAAGATCGAGGACGCCCTCAGCGACGTCCTCGTCCGTGGCCAGGACGCGCGGTTCCGGATCGAGTCGCTCCTTCGCTCCGACACCAAGAGCCGCTACGAGTCCTACAAGCTCGCCATTGACGCCGGCTTCATGACCCCGCCCGAGGTCCGCCGGTTCGAGAAGCTCCCCGAGCACGACGCCATCCCCGACGTCCCGAGGCCGGCCGCCAGCCTCGCCCCCACCCCGACACCCGCAAAGGACACCACGAATGTCTGAGATGCACGTCCGCGAGCTCCACGTCCGCGCGACCGACGACGCCACCCGCGAAATCACCGCCATCGGAGTCCCCTACGGCCAGGTCATCACCCCCGACCCCGAGGGCATCCACGTCGGCGAGACGTTCGACCGCGACAGCGTCACGCTCCGCGACGAGGGCACGCTCGTCATGTGGCGCCACGGCGAGCCGATCGGCCTCGTCTCCAGCCTCCGCCAGACGCCGGCCGGCCCCGAGCTCAAGCTCAAGCTGTCCGACACCACCCTCGGCCGCGACGCCTACCAGCTCGCCAAGGACGGCGTTGTCCGTCAGATGAGCATCGGTTGGGACGACGGCGACTACGTCGTCGACGACGCCGGCGTCCGGCACTGGACCGGCGTACCGGCCCGCGAGTTCAGCCTTGTCCCGTTCGGCGCCTACGGCGAAGGCGCCACCGTCACCAAAGTCCGCAGCAAAGCAAAGGAAACCGACATGCCCGAATCCGAAACCCTGACCCGCGCTGACCTCACCCCGGTCAACGCAGCCCTCGACGAGCTCAAGCGTGGCCTCGCCCTCGTCGGCACCCCGGCCACCCCGGCGGCGCCCAAGTTCCGCTCCATGGCGCACTTCCTCAAGGCCATCGCCGCCGGCGACGAGGCCGCCGCCGAGTTCCACCGCGCCTACACCGGCGCCACCACCGACGACACCGTCATGAAGGATTCCTTCATCGGCGAGTTCATCAAGCTCGTCACCCAGCGCCGGCGCATCGTGGAGAAGTTCTCCCGCGACACCCTGCCCAAGGACGGCCTGTCCGTCGACTTCTACCAGCTCGACGAGGACACCACGCAGGTGGCCAAGCAGGCCGCCCAGGGCGATGACCTGCTGTTCGGCAAGGTCAAGCTCAAGTCCGCCAACAGCCCCATCAGCACCTACGGCGGTTGGACCGAACTGTCGCGGCAGGCCATCGAGCGCGCCACCCTGCCGGCGCTCAACATCACCCTCCGCGCCCTGGCCCTCAAGTACGGCCAGACCACCGAGGCCGCCGCCCGTGCGGTCTACCTGGCCCAGATCGCCACCAACCGGGCCGCCGCCGGCAAGTTCGTCGACATGGGCGCCACCGCCGCCGCAGCGACCGCCGACCAGTGGCTCGACGCCATCGTCGAGGCCGCCGAGAAGTACGAAACCAACGGCTTCGGTATGGCCGGCCTGGACGTCTCCAAGGACGTCTTCAAGACCCTCATCCACCTCAAGGACGGCGACCACCGCCTCATGAAGGTCTACGGCGACGGCGTCAACCAGGTCGGCGTGCTCGACCTGTCCAAGCTGTCCGGCAACCTCGCCGGCGTCAAGGTCGAAATGATCCCGCTGGCCACCGCCGGCACCGCCTCGTTCTACGACCCGGTCGCCATGACCACCCTGGAGAGCTCCGGCGCGCCGGCGCAGCTCCAGGACGAGAACATCATCAACCTGTCCAAGCAGTTCAGCCTCTACGGCTACGCCGCCAACGTCGTCCCCTTCCCGACCGCGATCGTTCCCGTCAAGTTCGCGGCGGCCTGACGATGACCGAGGAGACCCCGGTCACCCTGACCCTCAGCGAGTACGTCAAGGCACCCGTAGCCGATACGTGGGCCGACCAGTGCCGGCGTGAAGCCACCGCAATCGTCGACCGCCGCATCGGCACCCGCGCCGAGTCCGTGCCGCTGGAGGTCAGGAGCCGGGCAATCCTCGAGGTCGGCGCCGAGCTGTACTACCGGCGCGACACCCTCGCCGGCAACGCCCAGATGAACGACGACGGCACCGCCCAGCCTCGCCGCGTCCGCAACCCCGAACGGATCGCCGCCGACATTCTCGACGCGTTCCTCAACCCCGGAATCTACTGACCATGGACACCTACACCGCCGCCCAGGAGCTCAAGACCGAGCTCGGCACTGTCCTGGACGAAACCGCCACAGTCGTCGACCTGGACCCGGCGCTCATCAACAGTGCACTCACCGCCGGTCGGCAAGCCATCGTGGTCCGACCGCCGGTGGTGAACTACCCCACCCGGTTCGCCGCAGAAGCCGACTGGACGCTCATCCTCGTCCCCGGCATCACCGACCTCGCCCGAGCGTGGGGAGCCCTGGACGCCATGCTCGCCGACGTCATGCAAGCCGTCGACGTCGACACCGTCACCCCCAGCCAATACCAGACGGCCGGCGGCACGCTCTACCCGGCGTTCTCCGTCACCTTCACTCAGCCCTACAACCTGTAAAGGACACCCGCTATGACCATCAAGGCCAGCAAGCTCGGCCCCGGCCATCTCACGTTCGGTTCCGCCGGCACCACCTCCGAGTTCGGCAGCCAGTGCACCAAGGTCGAGCTCAACCCCAAGTTCGACGACGGCGACATCGTCACCGTCCTGTCCGGCGAGGAGCTGGCCGAGGACGACGGCGAGAGCTACGAGCTCACCGGCGAGTTCTACCAGGACTACTCGATGGCCGGCCTCCTGACGTGGTGCAAGACCAACTCCGGGACCGTCATGCCGTTCGTGTTCGTCCCCGACGACGAGAGCGCCCTCAGCGTGACCGGCTCCTGCAAGATCCGGGCCGTCAAGATCGGTGGCGACGTCAAGAAGCGCAACACCACCGAGTTCACGTTCCCCGGCGTCGGAGACTACGAGCTCGTCGACCACATCGCCCCGTAGTGGCCAGCTCCACCGTCGTCCGCGTGGAGGGTGCGAAGAATCTCCGCCGCACCCTCCGCAAGGCCGGCAAGGACCTCTCCGAACTCAAGGCCGCCCACAAGGAGGCCGCGAACATCGCCGCCGCCGCCGGACGCGGCAAGGCCCCGAACGTATCCGGAGCCCTGGCCGCCACCGTCCGAGGCTCAGGCACCAACACCGCCGCTATCGTCCGCGCCGGCCGCGCCTCCGTCCCCTACGCCCAGGTCATCCATTGGGGATGGCCCGGCCACAACATCGCAGCAAACCCGTTCCTCACCGAGGCCGCCCAGGAAACCGAACCCACATGGTTCGCCGTCTACACCGAGGCCTTCGACAACGCACTCAACCAGATCAAAGGAATCTAGCCATGAGCCTCAAGGCCAACTACGCCAACGTCGAATACACCGGCACTGACGGTGAAGCCGTCACCGTCCAGGACGTTCGGATCATCTTCGCCGACCGGCTCCGGTTCGAGAAGACCGCCAAGGCCCGAGGGTGGGACCCCGAGAAGCAGCCGATGACGTCGGCCGGCTTCATCTCGTGGGCCGCACTCAACCGCTCCGGCCAGTTCCCCGGCAGCTATGAGGACTTCCTCAACGTCGTCATCGACGTCGAAATCGACGACGTCAAGAGCCAGGGGGCCGACGACACCGACGACCCTACCCAGCCGGCTCTCTAGGCCGAGCCCTCACAGCGCTAGCCATCCGCTCCGGCATCCCGCCGAGCGTGTGGCTGGCCGAGGGCGATGACTTCATCGCCACAGCCCTAGACCTGATCCAAGAGGAAGCCGAGGAGGAATGATGAACAAGACCGCAATCCTTGCCGTCAAGATCATCAGCGACGCGGCTGGCGTCACTAACGGCTTCAAAAAGACCGACACCGCAGCCGGCGGCCTGAGTAAACGAGCCCTTGCCGTCAAGGCCGGCTTGCTAGCCGTCGCGGCCGCCGGCGTGAAGATCGGCAAGGATGCCGTCAAGTCGTTCCAGACGGCCGGCGGAGAGGTCAACGCCTTCAAGCGCGTCCTCGGCCTGTCCGCCGAGGACGCCTCCCGGCTCCGCTTCCAGCTCAAAATGACCGGTGTTGACGGTGCCACCGGCGCCAAGAGCATGACCATCTTCACCAAGAACATCGTCAAGATGTCCGAGGCCGACAAGGCCGGCAAGATCAAGGCTCAGCAGAAGGCCGACGCGATCCGGGGCCAGATCAAGGCCCTCGACGCCGCCGGCCCGAAGACCAAGGGCTATGCCGACAAGATGGCCTACCTCAAGGGCAAGCTCGCCGACGCCACCACGGCCTCGAAAATGAACGTCTCCGCCCTCGGATCGCTCGGCATCAAGTACACCGACGCCCACGGCAAGATGATCCCGATGACGACCCTGCTCCCGCAGGTCGCCGACAAGTTCGCCAAGATGAAGGACGGCCCCGAGAAGTCCGCTCTGGCGATGAAGCTGTTCGGCAAGTCCGGAACGGCCATGATCCCGTTCCTTAACAAGGGTGCCGCCGGCCTGGCCGAGCTGTCCGCCAAGAGCGACAAATACGGCCAGACCCTCACCGGCGGCAACCTGGACGCCATCAAGGCCAACAAGGCCGCGCAGCGTGACTGGAGCGCCGCACTGGAGGGCGTACAGATCCAGCTCGGCGCCCAGCTCCTGCCGATGCTGACCGTGATGGCCACAACGCTCACCTCCCAACTCATCCCCGGCATCGTCGGCACCAGCAAGTACCTCTCCGAACATGCCGACACGGTCGGCATCGTCCTCGGCGTCGTCGGCGGACTGTTCGGACTCATCAAGACCATCTCCACCGTCACCCGTCTGTGGACCGCAGCCCAAGCCATCCTCAACGTGGTCATGGCCGCCAACCCGATCATGCTCATCGTCCTGGCCGTCGCCGCCCTCACCGCCGGCTTCATCTACCTGTGGAACACCAACGTAGGTTTCCGCAACTTCTTCATTGGCGCATGGGCCGCCATTCAGGCCGCCGCCGGTGCGGTCGCCGCATGGTTCACCGGCAGCTTCCTGCCGGCCCTCACCAGCGTGTGGAACGGCCTGATCGGCGGCGTCACCTGGCTGTGGACCACCTATATCGGCATCTGGGTCACCATCATCCGATTCATGATCGGCATCCCCGGCCGCATCCTCGGCGCTGTGAGCCGGTTCGTCACCCTCCTCGTCACCGCCGGCCGCAACCTGCTCACCGGCATGCTCGCCGGCATCACCGCCGGCTGGCGCACCGTTGCCGGCTGGCTCGGCGGCCTGGCCGCCAAGATCACCGGCGCCGTGGGCGATGGACTGTCCTGGCTCAAGAGCGCCGGCGAGAACGTCGTCCGAGGACTGTGGAACGGGATCTCCGGCTCCTACGAATGGATCAAGGGCAAGATTGAGAGTTGGGTCGGTAACGTCGTTGATTTCTTCAAGCGCGTCTTCGGGATCAAGTCCCCGTCGACCGTCATGGAGAAGCTCATCGGCCGCCAGCTCCCCGCCGGCATCGGCCGAGGTGTGGACCGCAACATGAACGCCGCCCTCAACCCGATCCGCAAGCTCTCCAAGGCTGTCCAGGCCGCGTTCGCACCGGAGCTCGACCTTGGCAGCGTCGGCGGCGTCTCCGACCTGTCCCGCCTCACCGCCGGCAGCCGTACGTCGCGCGTCGCCCAGGTCGTGCAGCAGGTCACCATCGAGCTCAACGGCACCATCGTCGACCGTCGCGCCACCGCCAAGGACATCCGTGACCTCCTCAACGAGGAAGCCCGCTTCACCGGCCGCGTCGCCATCGCCGGATCGGTGATCTAGATGGCCGCCATCACCGCCGTCACCATCACCGTCACCCCGCCCGGCGGCGCACCGTTCCCCATCAACGTCACCGCCACCGACGCCACCGCCAAACGCGGCGCCATCCCGTCCGCCATCGAGGAGGTTGCCGTCGAATGGGGCCAGACCGCCCCGCTCGCATCACAGAGCGCCGGCGAGTTTTCCCTCGTCCTGTGGTCGGCCACCCCGAACGTGATCCCCTACGAGTCCCTCGTCCAGGTCACCGCCTCCATCGACGGCCGGCCCGCCACCCTCATCGCCCGAGGATGGGCCACCGTCCCCAAGTGGCTGCCCCGCCGTATCGACGTCGACGGCGTCAAGACCGTCGTCTACGTCACCCGCGTCACCTGCCTCGGCGCCGTCACCAGGGCCGGCGCCACCACCCTCACAGACGCCACCTGGCCGCCCGAGGCCATGGCCGCACGGCTCAACCGATTCGACGCGGCCGCCACCCTCGCCATCGTCGACCGGGCATCGATCGGTGCCGACCGCATGTACCTCGACGCCCGCAAGGTCGCCACCAGCGACAACATCGCCGGCGTCCTGGCCGCCGGCCTGGCCGGCCACAAACGCGTCATGGTCGAAACGGCCGGCGGCGTCGGCGCGGCAGACCTGCCCGGAGCCTTCCTCGACTGGCCCCACACCGAGGTCATGGAGCCCGGCCCAGAGGCAGGCGCCTACGTCAGCACCATCGGCGACCTGACCACACCCGCCGTCCAGCCGCTCAACATCCCCGCGGCAGCTGTCGAGGAGACATGGCGTGGACCTGACCGCACCGCCACCATCACCCGCATCATCCACGTCGCGCGCGACACATTCACAGGCGAGCCCGCCGAGAACGTCATCACCCCCACCGTAGAGCCGGCGGTCCGTTCCTCCTCCGAGCTCCGCATCGATGCCGACGTTCCCTACAGCCTGGACGAATGGGCGTGGGCACTCCTGAACGACATGGCTGCCGCGCAGCCGGCCGTCATGCTGGAGCAGACCCGGATCCGGCTGGCGGACCTGCCGGCGGCCACCGTCGAGGCCCTCATCGGCATCCCCGGCCGCGCCGCCCGTGACCTCCAGATCGACGACTGCCCCGACGACCTCGACCCGTTCCAGCTCGTCACCACCGGCCGGCTCACCATCGCCTCCGGCCTGACGGCCACACTCGACGTCACCCTCCAGCCGGCCAGCCTCGCCGGCTGCCGCCCGATCCGATGGTCAGAGACCCGCACAGAAACCCGGTTCAGGCAATGCAACATCCCCGACCGCCCGGCGACGCTCTGGCTCACCGCCAACCGCGTCCGCCAGATCATGACGCCCACAGAACTTCAGTACTAGGAGCAACCGATGCCCGACGCCATCATCAACTACACCGCCGCCCGTGGCGTGCCCTACCTGGACGACGACAACTACCTTCATGTCTACCCGCAATACACCCAGGAAATCGCCGAACGGTTCGACCTCCTGGAGCGCACCCCCGGCCCGGCAGGAGCCCCCGGAGGCTCCGACGCCGCGTTCGCTGCATGGGTAGCAGATCACGCCAGCGCCACCCGTGAGGCCATATCGGCCGCCTACGTTGCACGCCGCACGCTCCTCGCGCTTGGCAACTCCATCACCAACTATTGGGCGACCGGCACCCGGTTCGCAGACAAGCTCGCTGTGTTCGTCGGCTCGCTCGGCGGGGACGTCGCCGTCATCAATGCTGGAGTGGGCGGAGATCGCACCTCCGACATGCTCGCCCGCCTGCCTGCACTACTGGCCGACAACTCGCCCACGTGGGTCACGGTCATGCCATCCATCAACGACCGCAAGATCGACGGCTCCGGCATTACCCCCGTAGCCACCATGGCGAACCTTCGCAGCATGATCGGCATCATCCGATGGGCCGGCGCCGAGCCGATCCTGATGACCGAGCCGCCAATTAACCCGGCCACCATCGGCGCCACCTTCAACGCCGCGAGCGAATACGACCGGCGCAACGTGAACGACTGGACCCGCTCACTGGCCGCCGAGCTGCGCTGCGCCCTGGCCGACGTCGACGCCGCCTACGCCACCAACGACGTCTCGGCCGCATCGGCCGACGGCCTGCACCCCATCGGCGTAATGGCGAGCGGCTACAACGGCCTCGACGTCATCTGCGTCACCCTGGCCGAGGCACTACTGAAGACGTCGCCGACCGTCTATGGCTGGCCGCACATACTGCCGACACAGGTCGGCAACGACGACTTCACCCGAGCAGACTCCACCGTCACGCTAGGGGCGCCCTGGACAGCGCAGCGCGGCACGTGGGGCATCAGCGCAAACCGTGCCTACCCGGTCACCAACACCGTGTGGGACTGTGCCACCACCGACACCATCACCGCCGACCATGCAGTCGTTGCCGACGTCGTCGGCGCACCCGGCGCCGCCTACGAGGGCGGTGTCGTGGCGCGCTACGTGCCAGGAGCCGGCTTCTACTTCGCCGACCTCGCCGTCACCGCCGGCCGCGCAGGAGTCGCCAAGCTTTACAAGGTGACCGCCGCATTGGCGCCCACCCTCATCGGCGCGTTCGTGGCCGTGCCGGGGATGATGGCGGATCAGGCCACCATCGAGCTCGGCATCGTCGGAACCAAGCTCACCGTTCGCGTCAACGGCATCACGCTCATCCAAGCCACGGACGCGACGTACGCCGGATCGAAATGCGGCATCGCGCAACTGGCCGGCGCCAAGTTCGACAACTTCGCGTGGTACGGCGCATGACCATCCATCCCCGCACCGATTGGGCTCGCCGCCAGTTCACCCGCCGAGTCCCGCTCGACTTCGCCCAGGTCAAGCACGTCGTCATCCACTGGCCCGGCTCCAAGGGTCACCTGTCCGACGCCAACGTGATCGGCTGCCTGAGAGGCTGGCAAGACTGGCACATGGACGGCCGGGGCTGGACCGACATCGCCTACAACGAGGCCGTCGACCAGAACGGCGACGTGTGGATACTGCGGGGCGACTACAAGGACGGCGCCACCAAGAACTACGGCGGCCGCACCTACTCCATCCTCGCCATCCTCGGCACCGACGACACACCCACCGACGCCCAGCTCGCCACCCTCCGGCAGCGCGCCGAGCTCCACCGGGGACGCGCCGCCGCCGGCTGTGACGTCCTCGGCCACCGCGACCTGATCCACGGCACCGAATGCCCCGGCGAGCTCGTCTACCGATGGATTCATGGAGGCATGCCGGTAACGCCTTCGCCGCCGCCGGCAGACGTCCCGACGTTCCCGCTGAGGGCCGGCTACTACTTCGGCCCCAAGGCCGGCCCGGCCTGCTCCGTGTCCGGCTGCTACCAGACCCGCAGCAACGGCAAGCGTGGCCACGACGGCCTCTACGCCGCCCAAGAGCGAGGTCGGCAGCTCGGCCTCTACACCGGGACGCCGGACGGTCTGTACGGCCCGCAGACGGCCACGATGACCCGATCGATCCAGAAGGCCGCAAAGCTCCACGTCGACGGCCTCCTCGGCGCCGACACGTGGCGCGCACTGTTCGCCCGGATCGCTTAAAACGGCTCTCACAGAACTTTTCAACGAAAGGAACCGCAATGCTCGACAAGATCGAGAAGCTCGCCACCCCGAAGCGCCGCAAGTGGGCCTACGGCGTGACCACCGCAGCTCTCACCGTGGCAGCCACCTACGGATGGCTCACCGGTGAGCAGGTCGCAGCCTGGCTGTACCTGGCCGCGATGGTGACCGGCATGGCCACCGCCAAGACGGACACCGCCACGGCGTCCGGCATGCCCTCGCAAGAGCTCTGACCCGATGGAAGCGCTGCCCCTGTTGCCGGCGGTGATAGCCGGCGGCGCGGTCATCATGGCCGCCGCGCTCACCCTCGCCGGCGTCATCCTCGGCCATCTGTTCAAGCGAATGTCCGACCTCGAGGTCGCCCACGCGCAACTGTGGGCGGCACGAGAGGCCGACGCGCTCATCAAACGCGCCGCCGGCGACCACATCGACGTCCTGGAGCACCACATCTGGGAAGGCCTGCCACCGCCGCCACCCTGCCGGCCGGTAGGGGTCTAGGCCGCAGACTCCACGGCGCGCCGTAGCGAGTCCTCGGGGAGCTGCACGTAGTGCCGTGTGGTCTCCGGGCTGGCGTGGCCGAGGAGCTCCTGGACGGCGAGCAGGTCGCGCGTGTTCCGGTAGACCTTCGTGGCGAACGCGTGCCGCAGCGTGTGCGCTGTCAGGTCGCCCGGTAGCGCCCTGGCCATCAGGACGCCGACGTGGCCGGCGGACAGGTGGCCGCACGTCTCGCCCGGAAACGCCCACCCCTTAGGCAGTGACAGCAGCCGTGCCGCGACGTCGTCGGCGAGGGGCACGTCGCGGTCTTTGCGGCCTTTGCCGTGCACCCGCAGCGTCCACCCGGTGAGGTCTTCCATCAGGTCGTCGGAGTGCACGAGGGCTATCTCGCCGCGCCGGAGGCCTTGCCGGACGCCGAGGGTGAGCATGAGCCGCGTCCGCTTGTCTGCCGCGATCATGGCCACCTTCACGGCCCTATCAGGCGCCGGCCTGGCCATGTGCTGCGACTGCCGGATCCGTGGCAGCAGCCGTGACGGATCGGCCTTGATCCGCCCGGTGGGGAGGCACGGACCGGAGGGTATGGCCCGTGCTCACTGCCCGGCGACGGCCAGCAGGTCGCCGTCGTAGTCCTGAATGCCCTTGTCGCCGTGAGATGATGTGCGGATTCCGTAGTGCATCTGCGCGGCCTGCCGTGTGATGCCGAGGCCCCGGCCGATGGCTGCCCAGGAGAAGCCGTTGGCGCGCTGTCCGGCCACGGCCTCAGCGATTGCCTCCTCCAGCGTCTCAGCCATGGCCACCAGCTCGGCCAGGTCCTCGGGGTCAGCGTCCCCAACACGCCGACCATGCGCCCGGATGATCCGCCGCACCATGCCGGCGTACTCCGGGGTCTCCCGCTCACGCTTCGCCCGCGTCAAGCGTCCCTTGACGCTCATCACGCCACCCGCTCGCCACTGAACAGGTCGATGACTACGGCGTCCGGTGAATCCGTAGGTTCCTGGTTCGAGTCCAGGCGGGGGAGCCCATCAGCAAAGAACCGCTGAACAGGG